ACTAACCCAGCTGATCTGAACCAATCGACGAACTGAGATTCAGCGAGCGTGTGTACAAATAATAGACAATCATCCCCGTCATCATAAACGTCAAACGGTTGCGGGTATTGTTCGAAGTAACTGCCTAGCACATTAAGCATTATGATGACGTTACCACAGGCTGTGTTCATGTCGCCGCTTAATCTGCGACAAGGGAAAGTGCCTGAAACACCGAACCGCGAATTGAATTTATTAACCTTTTGAACTTTCAACAAATCACGCAACAATTTATCATTATTGTAACACTTAAGGTAAACAGAATGTTCGAGGTCAATGAGCATTGCATTAATGTGAGCTTCAAATCTAGAGCAATCAATGCTATAGCAATAAGGAAATCGTTTGAACTTATCGAATATGATCGTTGCGCGTTTTGCTAGATTATGACTTTTGGCTATGAAGTCCGGATACTTGAACACCCACTGTGGCTCCATACCAAACAACTGATGTTCTATACCACGAATGTAGCATCCCAATTGTGCACAAAATTGCGGGTTGCGAAAGGATACAACTCGTGGACTGGGGTCATGTTTCTCATTAGGTGCAAAACGAGCCATCTTAACGAAACAAACTGTGTTGGTCTTGTACACTCCAGTTTGCATGGCATCATAACCCACAGCATACTTAATACGTTTACCCCCTGTATATTTTGCCAAGAAGGACGCCCTATCTATCGGGGCGCAAGGTTCGAAATGTAATTTATTGGTAAGTACTATAGTTGGTTTTGGCGTTGGCACCATGATCCGTGTTGCTAGCGCGAAGACAAAGTTATGTGCGCATGGTGAGTGGGCTTCAACTATGTAATCGCGCCCAAATAAGCTTTCTATAGTACAGATGCGAAAGAATCGGCACTCACAATTGCCGAACTGTTCGATGTCACTTCTTGTGCAGGTTTCGTCGATGGGGTCTGGTGGCCTGTCAGAGCGGCAGATCGCATGTACTCTGACAGGCCTAAATAAAAACCCGAAGCAGTTGACACACCCCTAGTAATTATGGAGTTGTGCAGAACAAAGTTAGAATCAGACAAAGACGTCAGAGTTTTGTTCACTATAGTGAAATATGAACTCAATGCTTCAGGGATACTATGTAATTGAGTGGTTATAATGCTATCGTCCCATTCAGGTCTATGCTTTGCTACCCATTGCTGTGCGGTAGATGTTGTGGCCTTCATTGTATCTACATCGACCTTGTCATACATGATCTTAATTGATAGGGCCAAAAATAGTTCGAGATCAAGTTGTGTAAAGTAGCAAACTATCGCAGCGTAAAGTAACTTGTCCTCAGGTGATATGCGCTTCTGAATGGTAAGCACGAATTGCGTTATCTTAGGGAAAAACCGTGCCATGAAAGGATATGGGTTGTTAGGCATCACGCCATCTATATAAAGGTCTGGTACACGTACTATGTCCTTGACTGGTATCTTGCCGACTTTTTGGGCGTAATTCTTACCTAACACAGGCACGTCGGGTATAACGGTTGTTGATAACACAACCCACTCATCCATTAACGGAGTTAACGACATATCGGGTGTTCCTACACAATGTGCGTGTCTACGTCGTAATCTGGCATTGGCAGCGACTGATTCTGTTAGTGCCCCACCTGCCCAAGCCAGCGCAGACTTGATATCTTGTTCCTTGAAAGGTGTATCTGGCATCGTGAACTTGACCGCTTTGTCGCGGCACACTGACTCAATTATACGCAAATTGCGCGCTATGGCTGCATGTATCATTATGTCGTCTCCATCCTCTATCATCTTATCGAAGTACTTTGCCATGGTTGAGAAGTCCCAATCCTTTGGGCACTGGTACAGGTATTGATTGTAATGTTTAGCGGTGCGTTTATCCAGCAA